GTCAAGGCCGAGGACATGGAAGGCCAAGTCTTCTCTGGCAAGCAAGCCGCCCAGCGCGGTCTCGTGACTGGCCTAGCGGACTCCTTCAATGAAGCGGTCGCCATGTGGGCTGAGAACAGCATCGCCCCTGCCCCTGCCGTTCCTGCCAAGAAGAAGTAAGCCCGTCTCGTTTCCACTATCCGCAATTACAAGATGACTATCGAAGACCAACTCTCGACCGCCGACCTTCTCGCCCAGGCATTAACTGCCGAACGCGACGACCTCCGTGCGACCGTTGAGAAATTGACCGTAGGCGCCGTAGACGAACTCTCTGCCATCAAGGCCGACCTCGTCACCAAGGAAGCCTCCCTCTCTGCTCTCGGTGTCTCCCTCGAAAAGGCTGTCGCCGAGCGTGACGCCTTCGCCGCTAAGATTGCGGAACTCGAAAGCACCAAGGTCTCGGCCTCCAAGGAAGCCGCTAAGATTGCCGCCTCCGTAGGCGTCGAACCGACCGCCATCATCCCCGGCTCCGACAACGTCGCCGCCAAGGTGGACGCTCTCGCTACTTTCAATTCCCTGACTGACCCAGTCGCCAAGGCCGACTTCTTCGCGAAGAACGCTCAAGCCATCTACGCGTCCATCAAGGTCTAATTTTTCTCTCACCCTATCTCACCCAAATAATATAATAAAATGGCCAACTCCCTAGCCGCGGCGCCAGCCGTGCTGTCCGTCGGTGTCATCAAGGCACTCGCTAACCGTCTCCCGATGCTCTCGGGTTTCTCCACCGTCTTCACCTCGTCCGTACAGAACGGCGGAGCGGTTATCCAAGTTCCACTAATCGGTACCTCCACCGCAACGGAGTTCGGCTCTGGCGGTTACCTCACGCAGGACGACGCTACCGTCACCTCCTCGAGCGTCACCCTCAAGCACTTCAAGGTTTCCAGCCGCTTCAGCCCTCTCGACATTCGTCAGTACGGCGTGCAGTTCTTCGCGACTAACTTCGCTGAAACCGCCGCTATCGCTCTCTCCCAGAAGTGCATGACGGAAATCAACAGCCTGATCACCGCCGCTAACTACAGCTCCAACACCGTCACTGGCGTTGCTCTCGGTTACGCTGAAGTGGTCGCCGCTCAGAAGACCCTCGACGACGCCAAGGCTCCTGACAAGCGTGCCCTCGTCCTGAACAATACCTACATCTCTGACCTCCGCTCGGATGCCTCTATCATCGCTGCCTTCCAGCTCGGTGCTAACGTCATCTCGACTGGCTCCCTCGGTACGATTGCCGGCGCTCAGGTCTACCAGTTCTCGAACCTCTCGGGCAACTCCGAGAACCTTTCTGGATTTTTGTGCGGTGCCGACGCTATCGCTTGCGCGACTGCCCTCCCCTTCAATGAAATCCCGGGTGCTGATGTGTCTCAGGCCACCGACCCAGCAACGGGTCTCTCGGTCCAGGTCATGATCATCCAGGAGCAGTCTGGTTACCTCAACGTCACCGCGACCTTGCTCTTCGGTACGGCTGTCGGTCGGGCCACCAGCCTCCGTCGCCTCCTGAGCGCGTAAGCGACGCGGCTCAAGCCGCCTAAACGAGACCCCCTTGCCTAACCGCTTGGGGGTCTTTTGTTTTACCCTATTGCCAACTGTCGCAACAGTATGAGCCTATACGGGACCGAGTTCTTGGACGACGCTAAGGAGATGATTGCCGACTTCGGCGTGGCTGGTTCTGCCAACTCTGGGGCTATTACCTTCCAATGCCTCATCTCCGACCCTGCCGTCCAGACCGTCCTCGAGGCAGGGGGGTATGTAGAGAAGACCCAGTACACGGTTAGGGTGCCCGCTGTAACGGCCTCCTGGAGCCTGCCAGACGGGTCTAATGGGTCATCGGCGGCCCTACTCTCGGCTGGTGTCCCCATCGCCTCCCTAGCCCAAGGGAAGAAAATCGTCGCTGGCGGTAAGACCGTCCGCATCACGACCCAGACCTACAAGCCCGCTTCGGCTTGGATCACGCTCCTCGTCATCGACGACAACCAGTAAGCGCCGTGGTCAAGGTCACTCTACAGCCGGCAAGCCTAGCGGCCTTTGAGGCGGCCATCAACAGGTTCGCTCAGGCCTCCAAGCAAACCCTACGAGACGCGACGCTCGAGCAAGCGGCCTTAGCCTGTCAGGACGCCGCGACCTTCACCCCTCCGCTGCTTAAGGGTGGAGGCGGCGGCTTAACATACGGCGCCAAGCGTTCGGGGGACCGTGCCATTGAACGAGACGTTTACAAAGTGTTTGAGCCTTTAACAGGTGGGAGTGCTGGCACTCAAGCGGCACGAGTCATTAAACGCCTCGGCTCGTTAGCCCTGAACAACAACCAGGGACTGTTCTGGAAGGTGGCCTCGAGTGAGTCCTCTATCCTCTCAGCTAACTCCTTTGTGGCCCGTATGCTCTCCACTCAATACAAGGGCTTCGGGACAGACCAAGGTTTCAAGCGGGCTAAAAACTACTTTAACCGCATCGGCACACGAGTGTCCGCTAACGCGTTAAACGCTTCTGGCGCTCCAATTGAAAACGCCTCCGATATCGACGCGGCCTATAGGCCCATCTATCAGCGCAACAATGGACGCCTTTGGCAGAACGGCATAAACGTGAGCGGGGTTAGATATTACGATAAGCGAGTAGTCCAGCGTAAGGGCGACCTGACGACCTACATCGAGAAACGCCAAGAGACTGTCGGTGCCATCAAGTCGGGCTGGTACAAGGCCCTGCTATCCCTTCCCCGCCCGGTCATTAACGGAGTCGAGAAGAACGCAGGGGCAGCCCTCCGCGGTGCCGCCTGGATTACTACTCACAGTACGGTTCTAGGCGTTAGCCAAACCTCCTTTACTGACAAGACTGCCAACGTCACAGTCCGAAACCTTAACGGGAACGCCAACGGCATCGCCGACCAAGCAGGCGTCCTCGGCCTAGTCTACGGCAACCGCGTCAAGCAGATGCCCGCTAAAATCCAAACCCTAGTCCAAAAGGACATCGCCAAGTTTAACAGCAAATAACCATGCCCGCCTCCATCCGTCACATCGTCGAGTCTACGCTCGCGACCTACCTCTCGACCCAGACTGGGCTTACCACGGTGTCCTTCCTCACGGGAGACAACGCCGCGACGCAGACCCTGCCCAAGGCCGTCGTCCTTTGCGACTCTGCCCGACCCCCTGCCAGCCTCCCCGAAGGCGAGGGGAACTACGATTGCTCGGTCCGCATCACCCTGTTCTCTAACGCCGACGATACGACCCTAGCCGATCACCGCACCCGGTGTGCCGCCCTGGTCGGTAATATGCGTGACCTAGTCAGCATTAAGGCCGCCTTTGTCTCTGGCGGGGACGCGACTTGCTACGACGTTAGCATCGTTTCCGAGGACGAGGGGATTGACGAACGCAGCTGGGCGACCTCCTTTGCCTTCTCGGTCATGACCTGTCTCGCCCCGTAAGGTTTCCAACCCTTGCAAAAGTAACCATGTGCGCAGCAATCTCAACCGGAACCACTTGCATCTTCGGTATCACAGACACCCAATTTGGCGAACTTTTCGTGCAGTCTTACTCTGTGAACGCTTCGTTTAACCTTTCAGGCTTAGTAGCTGACGAGGCTGGGTTGACCAAGACGGCCCGCTACGACGACCGCAAAACCGAGATGACTTTTGACGGCATTTGCATTACTTCTAGTATGCCTACTCTTGGGGCTGCTCTTAATTTTACTCTAAACGTGGACACAAGCTACAGTGACCCAGGCACGGCTAGTGTAAACTTTGCTGGAAACATCACGGCTATTTCCCAGAAGGGCTCAAACAAGGATTTCACTTCTGTTTCGATTACGGCTGTTTCCTACGAAGGCGTCCCTAACGCTGCCGAAGAAGAAGCCTAATTGACCCAGCCCCCGGTAGGGGCATAGTCACGGCGTGGACCCTCGCTTCCTAAACGCCTACATCGACCCGGCTCCCTTCAAGTTGCTGGGCCGTTCGCTTTATCCTTGGTGCCTCAAGTACCGGGTGCGACTGATGGCCTTTAACTCCCCGCTGATCACGGGCGACCGCGGCATCACTCCCGCCGACCTTGTCTTTGCTTGTCAGGTATGCGCCGAAGAACCCCTTGGACAGATTGGCTGGGTAGACAAGTTACGCATCCTAAGCCTCAACCGTAATCCTGCTAAGTTCGAGGCTTTGCTCAAGGCCTATGCCAACTACGTCCTCGTCCACGACTGGCCGAAGTTCTGGGAGCAGGACAAGAGCAAGAGCGGGGGCGACAACGGTTTGCCGTGGCCACTGGCTATCGTCACCAACCTGATTGCGTCGGGCATCCCAGAGCAGCGGGCTTGGGAGATGCCGGAGTGTCAGGCCATCTGGCTTAACTCAGCACTAGCCATTCGCAAGGGAGCCGAGGTCAAGATTATGACCCCAGAGGAAGAGGCCTTTATGGAGGCCCATCGGGCCAAGATTGCTTCCACTTTGGCAAAGGAGAAGACCGACTAACATGGCCCAATCCCTAGAAGTAAACATTAAGACGACCTCGGACGTTCCCCAGGCTATGGACAAGGCCAAGGCCGCCACGACTAGCTTCCAAAATCAATTAGACTCCATCGGGAAAAAGTTTAGCACCGCTTTTAAGGACATCGCCTTGGGCTTTATCGCTCCAGTGATTATCCTTCAGACGGCTATCTCATTCATTAGTGCTGCCATCGCAAAGGCTAAACAGGAAGCCAAAGAGGCGTACGACTTTGCCGTCAAAGGCGAGTCAAAGTACCTAGACCCAGCGACTGTCAACCTTGCTCGAGATCGCAGGGCAAGAGAAGACGACGCCAAGGAACAGGAGATGGCTAAGAAAGCCCGCGAAAAAGAAACCGAAGAGGAACTGAAGAGAGACGGTATGCGTAACAAAATCGCTGACGAAATTGGCGGCTTCCGTGGCTTTCGTATTCGCACTGGCCTTGACGCTAACTCTGCCGAAGCCATGTCTAAAGAAAAGGACGTTCAAGACGCTGTTGCTAGATTGAAATATCCTAATGGCACTGCTCAAAACGATGGACCCAAAGTCCCCACCGGACCCACCTCCTTCAAGCCCCCCGAAGGCTTCGGCAATATCGTCGGCGTCGGCGCTAACCCTGTCATCGAGGCGATGACCATGCAGCTCGAGGAAGCCCGCAAGCAGACCGCTATCCTTGAAACCATTAGCACTAGCAGCGGGAACGGTGGCGGCGTCCCAGCTGACTTCACAAAATCACCCTACAGGGCTACCCCTTACGGACTCTAATTTATGGCACTTGTAATAACAGGCGACGACCTCGTCACCCCCATCCTTCAGCCCGGTTGGACTGTCATCGCTGACGGCTTTGGACTGAACACCTCGACCTCTGTCTTTAAGGGCGACACGACCACGGACATTGACGCGTTCCTCGTAAAGGGCTCGGACCACCCAGACGAGGCTTATGCATACCTTAAACTCGACAAGTGGCGCATCAGTTGGGACGCCCTAGACATCTGCACGATCACGGTGGACTACGTTGGCATCGACCCGGTATTCAATGAAGGCTTAATCACAAACGCAAACACCTCTGGGGCTAACGGCCTGACGACTTCGCCAATCACTTCGCACCCCAATTTCTTTGTAAACGTTGAGGCGTTTGGTGCTAGTGCTATTGCTGGCGAGCCAGATTACACGCAAGAGGCTATTGGCCCATTAGTCGATATCAAGAACGCTGCCGACTACATCACCAACATCATCGACGGAAAGCCTGTCGTCATCACCAAGCAACAATCCTTTATTGGACTTCATGGCTCTTGCTTTGAGTCTGAAAACGGCGGTCGCTTCATCGGCTTTGTTGACCCAGAGTTCCCCATGATTTATGGCAAGACTAGTTACCTTGCCACAACGACCACCTACTCGGGGGTTGTCTACATGACCGAAAGCGAGTCAGTCCTTGCTATTCTTGGGTATCTGAACCATGCCACATCAACAACGGCATGGGGTGCTTTTGACCTTCTCCCAGACTGGGCCATCGTTGGAACGGTTGAAGGCGTAGGCCACGTAAACCTTCTTTCGCAAGTGAACGTCGAGGAGTTTGGCGCCCTTTATAAAATAAGCTACGAAATCCGCTATGCCTCTGTTGGTTGGTGGGAAAAGGTCTACATCAACGACGCGGCGCCTGAAGAAGGAGGAGGAGGCTAATGAGCATCATTCAACCAGGAGTAGGGTATAGCGTAACCAACTCAAGCAGCGGGATTACCCTAGATATCGAGCAACAAGGTTGGACGCCACCCGGCGATCAGCTTCTCCTCGCGGCACAGTTCAGCCCCTACTTTGAGTTCAGCCCCGAGTACGTTAACCACTATCAGGTCAACGTGCCTGAGTTGCCCATCGGTGAAAGTTTCGTCTTAAAGGTCGGGCGGGGCGGGAACGTATGGATGCCCCAAGGCGGGGATTGCGCTCTCGAGAAGCGGGCTGAAGTCCTTACGACGGACGGCACCACCTTGGTCGTTGTACCAGGAGTGAACGTGGACAGCCCTTGGGCCTCCGACGAAGGTCATGTCGTCCTCACGAGCGGGGGCGAGGTTGCTTACTACGTCTACGCCTACAAGGTATCGACCGCCGCCCTATCGGACTTCTACATCTACGTCAGCACGGACAGCACCTTGGCAGACGCTTGCCCAGTAACCTTGCCAACTGGCATCACAGAGCCAGACGACCCCTATGACGCTCAGGTAGTCATGGTGGCCTCGGTGGCATGGTCAGCCGTCTCGCTTTCCTTTGTCACCAACCAGCACGTCGTCGGGTCGATTACTTGGCCCGGCCCTACGCCAGCCGACCCGGTTGAATACGTTAATCAGTTCCAACTAGCCATCAAGGACGTAGACATTGGCGGGGGCGAAATGGTGCCAGCGCTTAAAATCGCCAGCGGTGGGCACATCTACCGACCAATCAACTCGGACTGCGACGACACGGAATACACCGAGAACCTAACGGGCGACCCTTCTGGGCCATCTCCCGTTGACGTTGTTACGGGCACAGGTTCGTCACGGCCTTGGGCATCCTCTGACGGCTACGTCAATATTTCAGCTGGGGACTTCTACGTCTACGCGTTTAAGGTTGAGAACGAAGACGCCGGGGAGTTTTACATCTACGTCAGCAAGTCCTCTACGTTGGTTGACGCTTGCCCCGTATCGCTACCACCTGGGATCACCCCGCCGGCTGGAGTCTATTCTGTTCAAGGGGTGCTGATTGGCTCGGCCTCTTACGGCGATGGCTGGACTATCACCCAGAAAATCGTCGGGTCGATTACTTGGCCGCAGGATATTGTCGTCCCAGACATTGAGCAGTTCACCGTCAAGGTGGTACCCGCTGGCGAAGGCTGGGGCGTACAGGTCGCCAAGGGTCGGGTGCTTGCCCGGTGTGGTGACTTCGTCACGGCTACTCAGTCTTCCCCATCTCCCTCCTTTGACTATGTGGAGTTCGTTGAACAATGCCTCAAGGAGTTTAACGTGAAGAACTTTGCGGTGTACCCTACTGGCTCAATCATTGTCGGTGCCAACGCTGGTAGCCCTTGGGCTTCGGCTGATGGTTATGTCGATGTTGCAACTGACCATAGTTACGGGGTCTACCTAGTGATGAACCAGTTTGACGCTTCGGGCTATACCTCGGGCGCACCTTACTTGGCGGTCATTAAAGACGACGATGAAAACGAAGCCCTCGAAAAAAGCAGGCCCTACGGAGACAACAGTTGCGACTCGGTAAAGTATTACAGCGCGCAAGTGCTTGAGGAGCAACCAGCCCTCGGCCCTTATTTCATGTTTGTTCAAACTGACGTAACGCCTTCGTATTCTTTTGAGTCTGGGGTTGAGAACTACAACTGCCAACGCGTTAAGATTGCCAGCATCGAATATGGCGGCGAACCAGCGGGGTGGACTGTCACCCAGCACCTAATCGGGACGCTGACCATCCAAAGTCAGTTTAACCACATGGGGCTAAAGACTGGCTATATGCCAAACCATACAGGCGGATCGACATCTTGGATTACAAACCCTTTCGACACCCTCCTATTCTCCTCCCAGAACACGGCTTGGAACGGGGCTTGGGCTGGCTACGATAAGTCGTTCAGCGGGGCCACGGAGCAAATCGCCCTCTAACGCCCTCCCCCCTTCCACTTCCCGCATCAATAAGACGCCATGACCTGCTCGACCTCAGTCACATTTAAGCGCGGCACGACCTTCGCGGCGACCGTCACCTACACCCCCGAGGCTGGCGGTCCGGCTAACTTGCTGACGACCACGGTGACCTCTTCGGTCATCGACTACTCTGGGGCGGTCTATCCCCTGACGATCACGATGGCGGGCAACGGCCTGTCCTTTGTGGCCTCCTATAGCCCGACTGACGCTTGGACCCTAGGCGGGGCACGCTGGGACATCCGCTTTGCTTACTCGACCACGGTCTTCTACTCGGAGACCATGCGTTTAAACATCATCGACCAAGTCACCGCTTAACCCATGTCTATTACCATCTCTTCCGAGGTTCTTGGGACGCTCTCGGTCACGGTGGCTGAGACGACTGGGGTGCTGTCGGTCTCTGTCCTAGCGACGGCTCCGGCTGTCCTGTCGATGGAACTGGGTACGCCCGGCCCTTCGCCGACGATCACGGTCGGGACGACGACGACCCTTGCTCCTGGTTCGCCGGCTACGGTGACGGACACGGGCACGGCTCTCGCGGCGGTCTTCGACTTCGGCATCCCTCAAGGAACGGCTGGAACGAACGGAACCAATGGCACGAACGGGACTAACGGAACAGCCGCTACGATTGCCGCGGGTACGACCACGACCCTTTCGCCCGGCTCTTCTGCGAGCGTCACTAACGCGGGGACATCCTCTGCGGCGACCTTCGACTTCGGAATTCCAGCTGGCCAGACTGGGGCTACTGGTGCACCGGGCGTAGGCGTTCCAGTCGGCGGGAGTACGGCCCAGGCACTAGTCAAGGCGAGCGGGGCTAATTACGATACTACCTGGTCAACCATTGTATCCGGTGACCGTTACCTGACGACCTCGACCACGAGCAACAGCGTAAGCAACGGGAACAAGACCTTTACGATTGGCACGGGTCTCTCGTACACGCCGACCCAGAACATCACGATTTCCTACGACGCCGCAAACCATATGCATGGTGAGGTGCTCACCTACGACTCTGGAACAGGTGTGCTGACTGTGGACATCAATCACAAAACCGGGTCGGGCACCTATACCTCTTGGGTGGTCAACGTGGGCGGTGTAACCCCTGCGACCTCGGTGGCTTGGGGCGACATCACCGGCACGCTCTCCACGCAGACCGATTTACAGACGGCCCTAGATCTGAAGGCCACGCTGGCCAGCCCTGCGCTGACTGGGAATGTCACAATCACGACTAACTCGGCATCGCCCGCCCTTATCATTGTCCAAGACGGCGCGGGAGATGTAGTTCAGTTTAAGGATGTATCCTCCGATACGAC